AGAACATGAAAGTTTTAGATTTATACCTGGTCGATATGAATTCATTACTTGTTTAAATCTAAAACTTTCATGTTCTGTAGACATATTTTTAATTACTCTGGCATAGTCCTTTTTCATTGCTGTTTTTAAGGACTCGACACTTTCGCCAATATTCTGGTGATACTCTTTTAAAAGTCTATCGAATATTTTTTGATATTTCAACGGCAACTGCTCGTAGTACACATCTCGAATTTCATCGAGTTCTATTGCACCTTCTAATAACGTGTGTGGGATTGTTTTTGTTCTTTGAAATTTGTCAAGTTCAGTTGTTATCCGCAAAACTACAAAATCAATAATTTTGCCTTTGCTCATACTAATATTTATCAGGTATTAATATTTAGAATAGTATGCAGTTTTTCAGTACCATTATTTTTATTTAATGTGATTTTTGCGCCATTGTGTAATGGTTTAGGCCATTGACCTATATTGACCCAGGCATAACCGGCACTCTCGCCATTTAATTTAGGTGGTTGAAATTCTTTGTCTACAACATAAACAAAACTATAATAATAAAAGTTTTTATCTTTACTTTCGTAAACATCTATGGGATTTAGTTTTTGTAATTCTGGAACTATGCCAATTTCTTCGTCCAGTTCACGTTGGATACATTCGTATGGAGTTTCTCCCTTTTCAATTATTCCGCCCCAAAAACCCCAAGTGTGATTAAATCGTTTGTTGCCTTCTCGTAGTTGCAACATACATCTGCCTGTGTCTTTGGCTAAGAAAACTACTCCAGCCGCCGTGGTATTCATTTATAAAACAAGTCTCCAATATCCTGGTTTGTATTCTCCCTCATAACTACTTATCCACTGAGTTCCAGTCCATTGATATTGTTTGGATGTAAATGTATTGTGTGTATAATGAGTATTGCCACTTTGAGAACTAGCATCAAATGATATCACCCAAGTACTACCATTAAATTCTAGGATGTCGTTTGCACTGGCATCTATATTCCAATTAGAATATCCTGATGCTGTAATTGTTTCTGTAATAAGATATCTTTGACCATTTGCCGCCGCGGCTAGGGTGCCATCTCCTGGATAGTTTCCTCTAGGATCTATAATTTTATCTACGTCAGTAATTGTATCTGTAGGTAAGGTATCTGTATCTAAATTAAATATTAAATTAGACGGGGTCGTAGTATCTAAAGTTATACCGCCTATAACCTCTCCTAAGAAATTATTGGTATCATTTGATGTATTTAATTTAAGTAAACTTGTAGTTCTTACATCACCTTGTTGTTCTGTAATATTAGACCATGGTACTATTTTACCTTGCTCGTTTAATAATACTGCTGATGCTCCTGAAACTCTTACTGAATATTGACCCGGTGTAACAACAACTTCTGCGGTATCGTCAATATCTCCAAAAAAGTCTGCGTAATCTTGATCGTAACCTAAGTCAGTAATACTACTTACACTATGTATATTTGCTATAATTCTTTGTATAATAGATTGCTTTTTAACTTTTGCTGGTGGACTTATCCAAATAGGAGCAGTAAATGTTAATGTTGCAATATCAATAGTATCGTCAACTCCTGCTGGAACACTTCTACTACTCCATGCAATATCAGTTAGCTCAACTTCAAATACACTAGTCCAGTCTAACGGATTACTATTTGATTGTAACTGTATACTTGGATTAAACAATACAAAAATCTGTTCTAATACTTGTAATTTAGTATCAGTATTGTTAGACCATAAGTCTACTGCTATTGTTAAGTTGTAAGGTACTGGCATATATCTTTGTGTAGTATATAAGTTACCTTGATCAGTTTCGTATAATTGTGTTTCTTTATTGAACTCTCTTTCTGCTACCTGTGTAGTATCAACTAGGAAAGGTTCATGAGTTCTATCTCTTGCTGGTTGTAGGCTTTGTATAGTAACACTTATAAAAGGTGCACTATTAATAATATTTTCGGACCCGTTACGCAGAATACTAGCAACCATTCTACTCATGTCACCATATCTTGCAGGTACACGATTATATTTTACACCATCTTTAGTGTATTCTCTTGTTTGAAAATTTGAAAAGAGTCTGATAATTTGAATAAGATATCTTTTTATCTGTTCGTCATACCAGTAATCTAAGTTTTTGCCTGCCATGTTAGTCTTCGTATCCTAGTCTTTCTATTTTGTTGTCAATATTTTTAATTGCTTCTTTAAAAACTTCTTCTAATTCGTATATTTCACTTTCTAATTGATTTTTTGCTTGAAATACTTTACGTTCTTGGTTCTCATCTATTTGTAGTCCATGCTGTTCTGCAAGGTTACCCATTTTAATTATAATATCCATGTGCATGTCTGCACGTTTAATATCTTTAGTAATTTCTCTAGCATCTTCTAATGCTCTTTCTAAATCAAACTTTTTATCTTCTAACTTATCGATGGCTTGTTGATTATCATCCTCTTTAACATTTATTGCTGGTATCGTATATATTTCATTAATTTTCATTTCTAATTATCCGTTTTAGGCTTTACAAGTTTGCTTAAACCAACTTTCTCATTAAATACTTCACCGTTATCACCTGTTGCAACAGTATCATTATTAATGAATCCTTTAAGTATTCTGTTTGCGGCACTCCATGAACCTGTCATATCTGAGCCTACGTTTATCCAACGTGTTCCTGATTTTTTAAATAATCTATTTGGACTAAAGTCTGTTCGTAAGTAAAAGTCACCATCTGATGTTCCTGATGCCGGGAATGTTGTCCCACTTCCTACAATGCTTGAACCATTTGGTACTTTTCCGTCAGCACCACCAAAGTCTAATCCTGGTGCAGGTTTATCCGGCACAGAGTCATCAAAATATAAATGGCCTGTTTTTCTGTATTGTGAATCAAATGGTACATCACGTTCTGCTTGTTCTAAAATAGCATCACTAATTTTAATTTCATTAGCATAAGTGCTAATTAAGTTTCTTAAGTCACCTTCTTCCTCACCGGATCCTAGGATATCTCTGTACTCTTGTGAATCTGTTATAGGTCCTAGTTTAACTCTCCAAAGATGTGACCACCAACGTGCATCATATCCTTCTGCTGGCCTTGATGCATCAGTAACAACAAAAAATCTGTTTACTGCTTCATCACTACCTAAAAGTAAATCGTCTCTTAAATGTGGTAACTCTAATACGTCACCTGGCATTAGCCTTCTACCAATACCGTCTACCATGCTTTCAGTATGGAAGTTCATAAACAAAGTATCATTTGCTAAGAACATACCAAATTGTGTTAAGTCAAAAGCATCGTTATCACCAATGTTGTATTGGCCTCTTAATTCGTATATGTTTTGGTCATATTTTCTGTCTCTATTTTCTAAAAATAGTAGATCTTGTATAAAAACTTCGTTATTTGTACCTGCACCGCTAGATGGTCTTGTAGGGTCGAATTCATTAGGTGTATCTTGTATACCAATGTATTTGTGAATATTAACACCTGTACCACCAGCAAATATATGCTCGCCCACAATTCTATCTACGAACTTATAATCGTTTGTTTTTGTAGGGTTCCATAAACTTAATCTTGGCATGCTACTATTTATCGGTTTTTATATAACTGTGGATAAGTTTACTTACCACAATGCTGAACGCATGTAATACAATAGCCTACATCGTCATCTAAATCACCATTCATACCGTCTGGCATAACTTTTGTAAAGTAATCAAGTGCTAGGATATCATAAATGCCGTTATCCTCTGTGACTATTAGGTCATCTTTGTATTCTTCTAAGTATGGGTTTAATTGCTCGTCTCCCATTTGGTGTTTACCAGCAATAAAGCAACATGGATATACAATTCCACTGGAATCAATATAAATTTCTTGTGTGTTTGTAGTAGCCTTGCATTCTATATTTTGCTGGGTACCCTTATACTGTTTAAAGTCATTTAAATCATAAACGCCAGGTTTCCAGTCATTTATGTCATGCTCTTGAAATTTACTATCCCAATCGTCTATAATGTTATCATCACTAGTGCCGTGTGGTTTTATAGTATAATCTAGTACAGACAACGTATCGTCTTTCTTTTTATATACAGGAATAGTTTTTATCATAGATACTAACGGATTTAATCTGCGGTCAATACCATGTTGCTCAGTTTGTGATACAACAGAAAAGCCAAAAGGCTCTCTTATGTCTAGTAACATATTATGCCGTTTACAAAATGCTTTTACGGTATCAAGGTCTTCCATGTTATGAGCAAATTTATTAAACTCCCATTTAGAATTTGCACCTGTTTTTATGTAGGCATTTAGATTAGCAAATAGTTTAGACCATTTTACATTTTTTCTGTATATATGATTAGTGTTTTCCCATCCATCTACACTCCATACAACCTGACAATTTTTACCTTTAAACCTATTACCTACCTTGAGCCAAAACTTTTCGTTCCTTGCACCACCGTTTGTTCTGATGTCTATTTCAGTATCAGGATTACACTCTAAAATGTAATCTAGTATTTCAAAAAGTTCTTGTGCTGATGCTGGATCCCCTTTGACACCACAAAAATTCCAGTGGTTTATTTGAGATAAAAAGTCGTAACCTAGTAATTTAAAGTATGCTAAACCTAATTCTTGGTTTTTAACATAAGGCATCTCTTGACCACCTGCCATAGATCGTGGGCAAACAGGACATTCTGCATTACATCTATCAGTCACTTCTATATGTATGTCATTTATGTGATGTTTGTACATGCTGATATTTATCGGTAATAAATTATAGTACCATATAATTCTAATAAATATAGGAAATAGGAGAGTTGGCTGAGCGGCTTAAAGCGTCTCCCTGCTAAGGAGGAGTACGGGTAACTGTACCGAGAGTTCGAATCTCTCACTCTCCGCCAGAGTATATATGAAAAACATAAATTTAGTGTATTTAAATAACGGATTCCAGTTTACTGATGAAGTTATAGAGCACCACAATAAGATAGGTTGGTTAGGCCGAGAGCCCTTGCCATTAGAAATATTGTGCCAGCTCACTAGTCACACTACCTATGATAACACAAAGTATACATTTAATATAGTTCATAATTTAAATGGCGAAGTGCCAACAAATGCAATCAACTTATTTCCTATAGATTTTCAAAGTTTTCCTATCTCATACGAAGGCCATGGCCAAAGTTATACACTATCAGACTTTGGAAAACTTATAGATGAAAAAATAAAAGAATGTGTAAGTTTTAATTTGCCTAATACAGTATTTTTAATGTATACTAGTACTGAGCCTTATTTCTTTGATGCAAATATGTATTTTGTAAAACTGGCTGAGCAGTACCCAGATATAAAGTTTATACTAAGTGGATCAGGAGAAACTGAAGACTATTTTGGTAACTATGAAGAACATTTAAAACAAAAAACAAATGTAAGTAAAATACATAAATTATGGTACTTGGATAGAGTACATTATATTACAAGTATATTACAAAAAGGTACTCATGTTGATTTAAACCAAATAGCACCACCAGAACATGCAAAAGACTATAAAGATGTAACAAATAGATTTTTACTTACAATGCGTAACTGTAGAAGTCATAGGTTATTAATATCTTATTATATGGAATCCAAAGGCGAAAAATTAGAAGATGTAACGTACTCAAGAAACTTTTCTTTATCACCTAATTTTTTATCTAAAATTACTAGTAACCCTGATACAAAAGAAGAGTTTCCATACCACGTACATTTAATGACTACTGCTATGCACGACTTACTTTTAAAAGAGAAGCTCACGGAAAAAGAGGTTACAGGTATAACACATACTATGTACAGCAGACCCCATGTGATAGACCTTAAAGACTTAAACGATAGAGGCGTTCCAGGACCTTGGCTATATGATACAGGGTTTATTGCTTTAATACCAGGAGGCGAGCCCTACGGCTACGGATACGTAGATGAAAAACAAATGTTCCCTATGTACTTTAAAACTCCTTTTATAACTGTTGGATGTAAAGGACTATATGAAGAACTAGAAAAACTAAATTTTAAAACATTTGGCGAGTATTGGGATATAACTTTTAATCAAGCAGACACACTTAAAGAACGAGTTCAAGGTTTCTACAATACAATATGTGATTTACGAAATTTAACCGATACCGAATTTGCACAATTAGTACATAGATTAGAAAATGATGTATCACACAATTATAAAAATCTTACTACAGGTAGATTTAGATACCCTAGTAATAATAATTTTTTAGAGGAGTTAGTTAATGCCTGCAGTTAGAGGTGCAAGACCTATAAAAAATAAAGAGGTAACAGATTTTCATTTTCATATAGATAAAGATAATTTGAATATACCTACATTAGACGAATATGAAAATATATGGAGAGAATGGATTAACTATAGTGATTGTAAAAGTTTAACAGGTTTAAACAATTTTCCAAACGCAGATTATACACAAGGCACTAGTCAAACATTTGATCAGTTTATTTTAAGACATAGTAAAGACAGAGAGATACTTGTTTTAGCAGGTGACTTTCAGTATCATGCATGTTTAGGTAAGCATGTAGAGTTTACTACAATACCTTATCCTCATCACTTAGAAGGCATTTTAAGAGGTCCTGATTTACATGCATTAATTATAAGTGCACCTTTTAGCGACTTTGGATGTATGCACCCTGACTTTGAGCACATTATGAAAGTATGTGCCGTACATAATATTCCTGTATGCTTAGATCTAGCATATTGGGGGATTGCAAAAAATGTTCATATAAACTTAAATGATTTCCCTGCAATAGAAGAAGTTACTTGCAGTTTAAGTAAGCCATTTCATACGTTAGAAAACCATAGAGTAGGAATTAGATTTACTAGAGACTATGTAGATGACGGGGTAAGTATGTTAAACGAAGTAAAAATGCAAAATAATTTTAGTATGGCATTAGGAGTAGAGTATATGAGAAACTTCTCTCCTGATTATAATTGGCAACATTACGGTTCAGCATATGAAGATATTTGTGAAGAACATAATTTAGTATATACAGACACAGTAATTTTTGGCTTAGGTGATGAAATAAGACATGCTGAATATAATAGGGGAGTTTCAGGTAACTACAGAGTATGCGTATCAGAATGGTTAGGAAATGATTAAATTAGACACACTAGTACTAATAGACCTCTTTAATACAGATAATATGATTAAACCTCGTGGTACTGTAAAATACGATACATTACAACATAAAGAAGCATATAGAAATATGGCAATGTATATTGAGGGCTTAAGAA